GCTGCCAACCGGAGGGAGAAACGGTATCGTTTACCAACGGACGGACGGAGGAGATGCTGGAAACGGGTTTTACCGACACATGGGAGGTAAATACCGGCTTTATACGCACCCGGCAGGAAAAGGCATTGTGGGACGAATTCCTGTCATCGACAAATAAATACTTGCTCCTTCCCGACGGCAGCCACAGGAGAATCGTCGTGGACGAGTTCGATGCAACATATACCTACCTCGAATTGTCGTCCTACACTTTTACTTACCGGCTGGCTGCGGCGGAGACGGGACATGCTTTCACACGAAAAATTCTTAAAGACTTCATCGGATAATGGCTACACGTATCAATCACAAATCGGATTTTACCTCTTACGAGCAATTCACCCGCTACGACAAGCCGGTGGCTGTTCCCGAGAGGGTACGCATCACCTATTTCACGGAAACGGGCTTCCCTCGTTGTTTCGTGGCGGAACGAAACGGGGATATTCTGAAAAACTGTTCTCTATCGGACGACGGCATGTCGCTGAGGGTGTATGTGGCTCTCTCCCGACAATACATAGGAACCGGACCCTTGAAAAAAATCATCACGGAAACAGTGGAAGACGCAAATTTCCCGAACGGGGAGAAACGACTGGACAGCGTGGCGGAGAGCAACGTGGTATTGTGGAGCGGAAACAGTGATAACGGTCTCGATACGGAAGACGAATCGGAACTGTTGCCTTTCCGTTACGGCTACTCGGCCTACGAGCTGGCCAAGATACACGGGTACGAGGGAACGGAAGAGGAATATGCACTCGCTCCGCTATTGGCCATCAATGAGTTGGAGAATTACGCCAAGAAGGATTTGTCGAACGTGGACGAGGCAGAATTCGCTTATAAAAACGTATTGCCTACGTCGGTATGGGAATGTAGACTGGACGATGACCCGGAGACAGCTACTCCGGGGATACGCGATTTCTGGAAAATGAACATGATCGAATTGTGGGAAGCTGCCAACAAACAACGGCGCCTGTTGGTGAAATCGACGGGTATAGGAACGTTGGTGTCCCCGGTTTCTTGCAGTTATGTTGAGTCACCCAGCGGCGATCGTTTTGTATCGGCCCAAATCATCTTCTTGGGTGCTGATGATTATGTGTATAGGGTCAATTTCGATGAAAAGGGGTCGATTCTTTACCAGAGTTATTGGAGCCATACAGAGTTTGCAACAAAAAAAGAAATGGCAAATATCACACCCGTATATGTGATTGACTTGGGAGAATATTCGTCGTCGGAGGGCTTCGTTTTTACCGACCCTCTTTTGTCGGAACTGGCCGCAGCGATCAATGCGGTTTCGGAGGGGAAAGCCACACTGTTGTTGAAGGGGTCGACACCGTATGGTGATCCTCTGTTTTTTTCGGGTGTCTCTGTGCGGATAGATGCCGGAATCGATTACAGGCTGACTTTTTTAATGTCTAACGGCCGTTCTTA